GCGCGCACGACCACGACCTGGAACAGGTAGGCGATCTGCCTCTGCCCCGTGAAGTAGTCGGCGGTCTTCGTCGAGGGTATGCGCCTGACGGCTATGCCGCCCCCCTTGAGCTCGTCGAGCTTGCGGGTCTTCGCGTCCGTGAACCCGTTGTCGCGCAGCTTCTCGGCCGCGACATCTGCCAGGTCGATCATCATGCGCCTCCTACGGTCACGTTGCCATCTCCCGACAGGAGCCCCGCCGCGAACTTCTTCCAGTTGGGCAGCTTCTCCTGCTTGGTGACCTCCGCCCAGTGGGGCGAGGCCTTCGGGTTCTTCGTCCTCCGCACGCTGTCGGCGTTGTACACGCGCTTGGCGTACGGCGTGTTCCATACGAGCTTGCCGCCCTCGTAGTCGCTTGACATCGGCTCCGAGTCCCGCAGCGTTCCCTCGTCAACCGGGACGTGCTCGCGCATGTCGAGCGCGACCCTCTTGGCGAACGCCGCCTGCTTCGGCTTCATCGCCGCCTGGCCGAGTTTTTTCTCGACCCCCTGTAGGTTCAGGCTTTTTATCGAGAAGTCGGTCATAGCAGGTCAAGCTCCCAGTGATGCACTTCTCCGAGCGGTCTGAGAGCGACGCAGGCAGCGACGGTGAACACCTCGCCGCCTATGGTCACCCTCGATCCCACGGGAACGTCGAACGCCCCCGGGGAGTTGACGGCATCGACCCATACCCGACCCTTCGCGCCATCTGCGAGGCGGAAGGTGCTGGGGTTGAGGACTTCGGCGCGCTCGAGGCGCACGTTGCCCACCGTCACAGCCTTGTTGAACTTCCCGCCGTAGGCTGATGTCGTGTCGGGGGTCTCCACCGTCATGGTGTCGGTCAGCAGGTAGAGCGGTATCGGCACCAGGCAAGGCATCACAGAACCCCCTGGTACAGCAGGCCAGTCCCGGAGAGCTCGCCGTAGACGGCACCCTCCATGTCCGAGTCGTACGCAGACGTTCCATCGGCGGAAGACCCGCCGCCGTAGCTGAACGACCCGATGGTGAAGCTGGGCGCGCTCTCGCCTATGCCGCCCGTGGCACCGTACGCCGCATCAACGTCCACCGCCGCGCACACCGCGTTGACGTACGCTGCGGACTGCGTTTCGTTTTCGGGCACGTTGAAGCCGATGATGCGGCGCACTGCGCCTTTAGCGTGGGGGAGGGACGCGGCGAACGCGTCCGCCCCCAGCTTGCCACCCCATGCCTGGTAGTCCGAGTATGCAACATCGGGCAGGGACATGGCTACTCCTTAGCGGCTTCGATCAGCGCGGCGAGTTCCGGGTTTGTCATCTCGGGGCTTGCCTCGATGCCGAGTTCGGCGCACTGCTCGAGCAGCTCCGCCTTGGTCGGGCGGCCGCCCTTCTTCTTCGCAGGCGCCTCCGCCTTTGCCTCAGCTGCCTGGTCTTCGGGCAGCGGTGCGATGATGATGGTCATGGCTATGCCTCCTCACATACGAGCTGCGACAGGTCGAGAACCTGGCGGTGCGTGCGCTTGCCGTCCGTGCTCTCCACGATCAGGTTCTGCGCGGTCTTGCTGGTGACCTTAATCACGGCGTCCATGTCGGAGTCGAGCTCCTGCATACCAGCGCCCTGGCTCGGCTTGATGCCGACGCGGTGCTTTGTCGCGGTGCTGTCGGGGTTGCTGAACGCGAGCGCGATGAAGTTGCCAGGGCCCCACGTCGTGGGCAGCGATCCCGTGCTCACGTACTTGAGCTTGCCAGTGATGGCGCCGTTCGCGACCTCGATGTCCTCCTGCAGGCTCGCGACCGTATGACCCCAGTACGGGCCGGCGGCAGAAGCAGCCACGGTGAGGTTCTGGAAAGTCAAACCGATGGTCTTGCTCATTCTGCTCACCCCTCTACGAAGTCGCGATGTTCGCGAAGATGAGGTCGGCCTTCTGGTAGTAGACGATCAGGTCGTGGAACAGGCGGTACTGCCACTTGTGGGCGTCCTTCTCCTGGTTCGCGTCCGGCGCGAAGTAGCGCAGCTTCTCGTGCTTCTGCAGAGCGACGGCGGCCTCGGGAGCGGCGATCAGGAAGTTGATGCCCTTGCCTGCGCTGGCCTTGGCGTACCCGCCGGCCTTCTGGCCTTCGGTCGTGCCGTCGTTCAGGTCGATGGCGCTGTAGAAGCGGTTCGTCGGGATGACGTTGAGGCGCATACCGTCGAACGTGTCGAAGCGGGTGTCGGGCGTCTCGCCCTGGCCCATGCGCCACGGCTGTGCCTTGCGCAGCAGGCCCTTCATGCCTGCCGACAGGTTCAGCACCAGGCCGCTCACGTCGTAGCCGAGACCCTCGAAGTGCTCCTCCGCCTCGAGAACGGCGTCGAGCGCGTCCTCCGGCGTGGTGATTGCCTGCGAGGTGGTCTCGCCTGCGCCAGCTGCGAGCAGCGCGAAGCGGGTCGCATCGACTTCGGGGATGACCTTGGTGCGAGCGAACTCTGCCATGACGTTGGCGGAGACGAGCAGCTCGTGCTCCTCATCGTCCATCACGTCGATGGAGAACTCGCGGCCGCGGTCGTAGTTCAGCTTGTAGGTCTGCCAGGACACGGTGGCATCGCCAGCGGCGAAGCCGTTCGCGCGGTCGTAATCGCCGAGACCCTGCACCACGACGGTGGGCAGCTTGATCTCGCCAACGCCGGAGAACTCGCCGATGAGGTCAGAGTTGACGTTGAGGAACGAGGTCTTGGTCTCTTGCTCGATGATCTGGTCGAGGCGGTTGGTGAACTTGGTGACAGTTCCTCCGAGATTGTTAGACATGGTGTGTCTCCTTTACTTCTTGAGCCCGAACGCCTTGTCGAGCTTCTCGTCGAGGGAACTCGCCGGGCCTTCGGGTTTCTTGCCCGTCGATCCCTTCGGCTTAGGTTCCGCATCTTCTCCGAACAGGTAGGGCTCGCCCTCCTTGAGTTTGGCGGGGTCGTTGTCGTAGTCCTCGAGCAACGCCTTCGCCGCCTTCACGTTCTTGCATCCGAGCAGCTCGAGTGAGTGCTTGACCTTGGTGTCGGCCAGCTCCTCCTTGAGGTCTTTGACCTGCTTCTCGAAGTCCGCGCGCTTTTCCTTCTGCTCTGCAGCGTCAGCTACCTGAGCGGTGAGCGCGTCGATCTTCGCCTGCAGCTCCGCGACCTCCTTCTCGTGTCGCTCCTTGTTGATGCCCGGTTGCCCGTACTTGTCCTTCGGCTCTGGCTCGGGTTCTGGCGTCGGCTCGGGTTCGGGGTCTGCCCCCGGTGTCGGCTCTGGCGTCGGCTCGGGTTCTGGCGTCGGGTCTTGAGTCGGGTCTTTCGGTTCCTTCGGGTCTCCCATTTCCTGTCCTTTCTCCCAGGTTTGTTTGCGCGGTTCTCTCCGCAATGGGTGGGTTTTTTGCGCTATCCCAAGCAGGTGCAGGATATGGGAGGTGTCGCACGCAAAAGAAAACCCCGCGAGAGCGGGGCGTTCATCTGCTGGTGTTGGTCGCTGTTATCGCGCCAGGGCGTACTGGCAGAACTCTGGCGTGAGCTCGAGGTCGTACTTGTCGAAGTGGTACACGTCGCTCGAGTCCCAGGAGTATCCCCCCGCCTCGTACGAGAGCCAGTCCTCGCCGACCTCCTCGCCAGTCACGGCATCGGTGAAGTGACCAGCGGCAGCTGCGACGAACGGGAACTTGCCGAGGAAGGCGAGCAGCGCCTCCTTGTCTGGGTTCGGCGCCGTCTTCATCGGCTCGCCGTCCCAGTATCTCGATGTGCAGATGGTGGTCATGATCTCGGCCTCGGGTCGAAGGTCTTCATGCTGCCTGTATTATCCCCCCGTTTCTTGCCCACCGCAAGGCCCCCATCGGTCGAAACCCACACCGTGTCGGTCGGCGCTACGACCTGAACCCCCAGCTCATCGGCCAGACGTTGCGCGAAGCACGGGGCATCGCCGGAGTCATCGCCCGTGCTGCAGGAGAGGAGGCGCACCGCCTTCGTGCCGTCGTAGTCCTTCCTGCGCGTGATGATGTCAGCGACAACCTTGTGATCGACTTTCGTGCCGAACAGCGTGACGGTCTCCGGGGTGCCGTGCATCGCGAGCGTGTAGTACCTGTCGTCCGACAGCTTGCCCCACGCCCTGCGCGTGACGGTGCCGAAGCTGTCCTCTGAGTAGATCGGGTACATCTTGCGGACGCACCTGTCCTTGAGGTCTGCGACGGCGAGCGCCCTCTGCTTGGTCTGGGCGGATGCGGAGAGCGTGACCTTCGGCATGTCTCCCGCCCACTCCCTCCGTGGGGAACGCTGCAGCACGGACGTGCCTGGCCTGCACCTCGCGTTCGCGTTGTCGATGAGGGCGCGCATGTCCGCCTGCTCGCCGCGCAGCTTCTGCTGCAGGCGCAGGACTTCCGCGAGGTTGTCGTCGTTCTCGTTGGCAGCGTACAGCTGCTTCGCGCCCGACAGCTCGCGCTTGGTCTTGCGTATCTCGCGCTCCTTCTCGCGCTGCTTCTGCGAGAGGGAGTACACCTCGTCGTTGCTCAACCCGCTCGGGTGCTCGGGGTTCGGCTTGTACGTGCGCTCCATGCCGGGGATGTACGGGCCGTGGCTGTGGCGGCAGTTCGCGCCGTAGATGCCATCGGCGATATCGCCTACGTGGCAGGCTGTGCGGAAGTCCTCGTACACGTGGCCGCCGACCTTCTTGCGCCCGTTGCGCGAGTAGACCCTGCCTTCCCACTCCTGGTGACTGGGGCGCGCCCCGGTGTGGCTCGATACCTCGACGAACTCGATGCCTGCCTCGTCCATGATCTGCTCTGTGCGCCGCGCGCCGTCCTGCGCGATCTGCGTGCGGATGTGCCGCCTGACGGCAACGTCCACCTGGTTCGCCACGGTCTTGGCGCCAGTGGACTGGCTGACGTACTGGATGACGCTGATGCCCTTGCCCTCGAGGTCGCGCACCGCCTTGTGCAGCGCGCGCTCCGTTGTCATGAACCCCGCGTTGACGTTGACCACCGCATCGGTCGATGCCTTGATGAACGCGTCCTTGGCGCCCTCGACCATGCCGATGTTGTGCCGCGAGAGTATGCCCTCGATGCCGCGCACGGTCGCTGCCATCTCCTGCGTGGTGATGCCGTCTAGCTCCACGCCCAGGCCCTTCTTGACGTAGGCGAGGTCGCGCTCGTCAGACTCGCCCAGGAGCGTGCGCACCTCATCGTTGACCGCCCGGTCTATCTCGGAGGCGTGCTCGTCGAGGATGCGCTCGAGCTCGGGGGTTGCCGACTGCGCGAGCAGCAGGATGGCCGTCTGCGATCTCTGGTCTGCGATGTTGCCGGATATCATGCGCCCGACGAGGTAGTCGAGCATCTCGGCTTCGACCTGCGTGTACGAGGCCGCTACCAGGTCTCCCGCCTTGTCGAGGTCGCTAGGCGTAAGCATGGCTTAGAACCCGAACGCGACGGGCTCTTCCACCTGGCCGGCAGCTGCCTCCGCCCTGGCCTCGTCCTCGGTCATGCCGTAGAACTCGACCAGGTACATCCACGCGGGAACCACGCCTGCTGATATCTCGGCGAGCATCATGCTCTTCTTGGCCGCCGTGTCCTCGATGATCGAATCGTCGAAGGTGACCGACACGTTGCCGAAGTCATCCTCGATGTCGGCTCCGCAGTGCAGCTTCGCGCACGTGAGCAGCGCGGTGAGGACTTGCGACACGGCGCCGCCCAGCGCGTTCTCGTGCTTCTTGACAGAGCGCATCATCTGCGAGTTGTCGGAGCTGACCTCTGTGGCTGTCTTGAGTCCGCCGGCCTTGTCGAGGGTGAAGTAGTCCTGACCGAACCCCATCTGGTCACCGTACTCGGCGAGCGCGGTGTCGAGCGCCTTGACCAGCGGCTCGATGCGGATGTCGGGGGAGTACACCTCGTAGAAGTCCGAGGCGCCGTGTCCCGCCACCTTGCGGAACTTGCGGTCATCGCCGGAGACGGGGATCGCGCGCCCGTTCTCGTCGCGCACGTCGATGAGCGCCTCGTCCATGAAGACCATGACCCCGGTGAGGTCTACCTCCTGGAAGATGGCGTCCCACGCGATCTCGACAGCCTTGATGGAGTCGATCCCGTCGTGGAACACGCTCTGACCGTACGGTGACATGTCGGCGCACACGTTGCGGATGCCGGGGCGCACGATGCCGAAGGTCGGGGTCTTGCACCCAGTGTCGAACTCGGCGAGCACGTCGTACGCCTCGGGGTTCACCTTGTTGCCGTCGATGAACAGCGCGGTGTCGATGACGTAGGTGCCAGTCTCCTCGTTCACGTGGTGTATCTGCAGCTGGTCTGCGGTCTTGCCCTTGATGGAGACCTTGGTCACGAAGGCGCACTCGCTCACCCCGTCCATGTCCCAGGACAGCGGCACGACCATGCGCGCGTCGTAGGTGCGCAGCTTGATCTCGGGGACTGCCTCGTCGAAGTCGAACCACAGCGCCCACGCCCCGGTGCCGAGGGCGAAGGCGGTCTCAACCATCTCCTGCCCGTTGATCCAGAACGCGGTGCGCTCGAGGTAGTCGTTGAGCCACTCGTTCGCCTTGTCGGTGGCGCACGCAACGTCCGTGTCCTCGTTGAGCAGCAGGCTGGCCCACTCGCGGCAGGCGCGCCTCGCGGGTTTCAGCGACAGGCGCTTGCGCGACTTCTTCTTGCCGCCCGAGCTGTACTTGACGCTGTAGAACTTCTTCGCGTCGCTGTCGTGCTCGGTGTCGCTGGTGTACCAGCTCCACCACTGAGTGATGAACGTGGTCATCGAGGTGTTCAGCGTGTACCCCTCGTCCTTGAGGTACTTGGTCACGTGAGATGGGATTTGAAACTCGTCGATAGCCATGTGAAAGCCTTTCTCGCTGCGGTTATCATGCCTCGCGTGTCTCCCTGCCCTTGCGGTAGGCGTACCTGCTCTTGGCCTCGTGCATGAAGGCGTAGCGCGTGGCATCGACCCAGTGGTCGTTGCCATCGGGTATCACGTTGAGGACTTCCTCGTCCCGGTTGACCTCGTACTGCATCTCGCGCACCTCGCGCGCAAGGTGGGGGCAGCGCACCGGGTCGATGACCCAGTGGCACGACTGCAGGAACCTGTAGGAGTTGGCGCGCATGTTGCCCTTGCCTGCCGCCCTCGCGTTGGCTCCCGCGTCGCGCTGCTGCGCGATGGTCGTGGGGTCTGCATCGTCCGACATGATGGGGATGTGGTGGTAGACGGGTTTCGCCTCGGGGTTCTGCGCGTCGTCTGCGTACGTGAGCGCCGCCACGATCTGGCGCGCCTGCTCGTCGGGCGCGACCTTGTTGCCGCCCAGCTCCTTGAACGTGATGATGGTGTTCTTGCCGGGTTGCCACTCCGACGCGGTGACCGCCCACGGGTCTGGGTACCAGCCGAAGTCCTGCCCCCACCTCGGGTTGTCGAAGGCTGCGATCTCCTCGTCGGTCACCTCGCGGAACTCCACGTTGTCGAAGACCTCGGTGCCGTCTCCCACGGTATCGCCCAGGTACTCGTGCGCGTAGGCGTTGGGGTCTGTCTCCTTGAGGTGCTCGGCATCTGCTATGAACTGCTCGCCCAGCCACTCGGGCGGGGCGTTGAGGTAGCACGACTCGAAGACTGGCAGGCCCTCGTCCCTCCGCTTCTGCATCTCGACGTTGACCCAGCTGCGCTTGGAGCGCGGGGGGTTGAACGTGTAGAGGCGCACGCAGCCATCGCCGCCGCGCGCCGCCGACTGGTTGACCTTGCGTATCTCGGCCATGCCCCTGAACATGTCCGCCTCCTCGAACCACACGATGCCGATGTGGCCGAAGGGCGGGGTGGTCGATTTGATCTTGTTGGGGTTGTCGCAGCCTCGGAACATGATGAGCTGCCCGGTGCTGCGCTTGGTGATGCGGAACGTGGTGTCTGGCGTGTCGTACTCGTCCTCCAACCCCAGCGCGTTGATGGCCCACACTATCTGCGCGTACACCGCCTCGCGGATGGTTGCCTTGTAGCGCATCAGCACGAGGGCGTGCTCGGTGGGGTTGCGCTCGATGTGGTTCACGACCTCGAGGGACGCCCATGACGATTTGGTCGAGCCACGTCCGCCGATGCCCCAGTAGTCAACGTACGTGCGCTGCGCGATGCAGCGGTGCGGCGCGAGGAAGTCGGGAGAGAGCAGCAGGCCGAAGTCTGCGGTGAAGCGGTTGCGCTCCGCCTTCTCGTCTATGGCGTATGGCAACAGCTCCCGGGTGGCGGAGACGAGCGCGGACGCGGCAGTCTGGCCGATCCTGCGCCCCTCTTCCCGGTCTTTCGATATCTCCTCCCACGAAGCCTCGGCGAGACCGTCCAGGCGCAGCAGGAGTCCCTCTCGCGTTATCCTGGCGTTCCTCGCGGCCTCGGCCTCTAGGGCGGCAAGCCTTCCCGAAACCTTCCCACTCGCCTCGAGCTCGCAGGCGCGCGAATCGACGGTCTTGTCCTTCCACTTGACGGAGCGCGGGTACGCCTCGCGGTAGGCAGCGCGCTGCGTGAGGCCGCGCAGCCTCGCCTGACAGTAGAGCTCCTGGTTCTGCGTCAATCCTTCCATGACCGGGGATTCTCCCGCTAATGTCGCGTGATGCCCCCGCCCGAGGGGTTAGGCGGGGGCTGGGACGAGAGAAGGAGCGCGTGGCCCCGCACCGTCATCTTGCCAGCGGTGTCGCAGAAAGGTGAGGCCGGGGTTGCTGTAGTCCCCGGCCCCGAAGGCTTACGAACTGCGCACGAGAGTTGCCGATCCCCTGCACATCGCTGTTGTTATGTTCGTTCTACTGTCGCTGCTACCCTATACGCATCACCTCCCTCGGCTCCATGTACATCCGCCCGAGTGCGAAGTCCATGCCGCACACAGAGCATCGATAACCCAGCAATACCTTGCTTGGCCCCCTCACCTCGTGAAGCGTGCCTGTCCCTGGCGTGTGATCGCACTTGGGCGGTTTGTGCTGGTACATCCAGCTGGTGTCCTCGACGAGCCACCCCATAAGTTCTCCGAACTCTTCCAGGTTGGTGCCGAGGCTCATTTGACACCGCCCTTCTTGATGAAGTCGAGGAACCCGAGGCAGTCGGCCATCTGATCGATGGGGATGACGTAGGAGATGCCGAACACCACGAAGCCGTCGAGGATGCCGTGGTGACCAGAAAGCACATAGGTGATCTCGTACGTGCGCTTGTTGATGGGGTGGTCTACCTTCTGCTTTTTCTCGTCTACGACCGTGAACCGCACGAGGTCTCCAGCGTTGAAGCCCCTGTCGTTGACGCGCACCTCGAAGGTCTTGCGGTTCTCGACGATCGCGTCGGCGAACTGCTTGCGAATCTTTAGCTCGTGAATCATTTCGTCCCCCTGTAATGTTTCTGGGTTCCCCAGATGGCTCCCGTTATCTCGTTGCCGCATCCGGGGCAGGTGTCGAAGACCCGCTCCTCGCGGCAGTAGGCGTTGCAGATGGAGCAGCGGAACATGCCGACGCGCGATGAGACGTTGCGGCATTCCACCGCCTGCTCGAACCTCTTGCAGGCATCCGTGTCCTCGTAGGCGAGGGCGTAGGTCTTGGGGCAGCACAGGCCCCAGTCACCGCCTCCCTTGTAGTACTTGCATTGGGCGCAGACCTTCATACGCAATCACGCAGCCTCACGACGGGGATACCGATGGCCTTGGCAACCTTGCGCTCGAGGCGCGCCCCCTTGCTCGTCCACCACATGGGCAGCAGCACAAGGGCGTCGAAGATCGGGCGGATGCCGTCTTCCTCGTGGTACTTCATCGTGAGCGTGTCGAGGTCGTCGAGCATGAAGTCCTCGCGCTCCCATCCCATCTCGTAGCGGGGCAGGGAGGTTGCGGGGTTGAAGACCCCGTTGGCGCCGAGACTGCGCAGCTTGAGCTCCGCCTCGTCGAACGCCTCCTTGTTGTAGTTCTCCCATCCAGTCATGGGGCCGCTGATGTACGCGACCTTGCCGTCAATCTGCATTTTTCCTCCCGTATTCCGCGACCGCCCGGTCGTCCATCATGAGCGCGGCGGCCTTCTGTTTCCTGGTCATGCGCCTGCCTCCCGGCTTGGTGTCGATGCCGAACCTCTTGCAGGCCTTCTCGAGCTTCGCGTCCGTCATCCTCTGGAATGCGGAGCGCGCCCGGTCGATGTTCACTTCCGTCATGCCTTCCCCCTTACAGCGAGTCGATGAGGTCGATGCGCTCGCCCAGCCACCTGATGACTGGCACCGCCATCGAGTTGCCCAGCGCCTTGTACCTCGCACCATCGGAGGTGCCGCCCAGCTGCGTCCACCCATCGGGGAACCCCTGCAGGCGCTCGCACTCGGTGGGGGTGAGCCTGCGCACGCCGCGCTGCCCCTCGGTGACCCTCGGCACGCCGGAGCGGGTGAGGGCGTACGAGAGGTTCTCGTTGCTCGTCGCGATCTGCTGCCCCGGCCTCTTGCTGAATGCTGGTGCGTCGCACCAGCATTCAGGAACGGTGACGGCAGGGATGCCGCCTCCGCACTTGAGGGTTCCGCACTGCTCCACGTCGATGGCAGCGTTGGCGGTATCGTCCGCGATGCAGACCACGGGCGCTCCCTTGTCGGCGCTCGCCTTGAGGGTGCTGCACACGTTATCCCCGATGGTTGCGTCCGCGTCGTTGCTCAGGCACACGAAGCTCTG